TGTACAGGCCAAGACCATGCCTGCTTCAACTTACCGCCGACATTAGATTGGAAAACAAAGTTACCTGCGTGTGTGCTTGCATCACCAAAGCTAAACACTAGATTACCATTGTCTGTACTGACTTGGAATGTGCTTTCTTCGCTATGTGCCGCAGCCTGATACTTAAAACGCTGTATGCTCGAAACTAGTGGTTGGAATTCGATTGCCCACTGTGCGCCCTTGAATTTAACTGACTTTAACTGCTCGTTAATAACTTCAGAGTTCATAAAACGATAATCATTCTTAAAGTCACGTGCTTCGTTTTCAAAGTGCAAACCTGTTGGAATGTCTTCGCCGTTGCGCTGTTGTGTAACGATTTCGATAGTGGCGTTTTCTTTATATTCTGGACACTTTAAATGCAAATCCAATTTGTTAAGATTAGGCATACCGAATACACCGTTGAATTCTGCTACTGGGTTCTTTGTCTTAGCCTGCAGGATCACGCTACGATCTTCTGCGATGCTTTCGATAGAAGTTTCAGTAGTGTCACTGGTTACCTTGATTAAAGGTAAAAATCCTAGACTATGCGTATGTGCTACTAGGTCTTGTAAAATATCTTTCATGAGAGTCTCCTTATATCTATTGTATTTAGGTTTTTAGTTAAAGTCAAGAACTTTTTGACTTTATTTTTTCGTTTGATCTGATCACTTCTTCCAATATATCTAATGGATGACCGACCTCTTTGGCATAACGCACAAATGCTTGTGTGTCTTTTGGAAAACAACCACCTCCAAATCCTCTAGATCCATCTGGACCTGGAACCTGCATATGGCTGTTACCGATCCTGCTATCGTGAGATACGATATGTTTTATCGTGTCATAGTTAGCACCGGTTGCTTGGCAGAGATCAAAAATCTCATTAAAGAAAGCGACCTTAGATGCTAAGAAACTATTAACAGTGTATTTGATTATGCTTGCTTCCTGCATACTACAGAAAAAATATAGGTTGCATTTTGTTAAAACTGTTCGGAATAGTGATTGCCAAAATCCTTCAGGATCATCACCTCCGATTACCATAGTTTTTTGTTCTAGGAAATCCTTGTTACTAGTAGCCGCCCGAAGGAATTCTGGGCTATAACAGATGCTATGATCTGGATACTTTCGTTCGATCTCATCTACTACATTTGGAGTAATTGTACTTTTGATTAGTACAGGCATAAAGATGGGTACATCATCTAGTACTTCAAATACAGCTGACGCATCGCAATCGCCGTAGGAATTGCTCGGTGTACCTACGCACACGATAATACCGTCGGCATCGTGATGGTCCATCATCTTATAATCTGTATACTTTGGATCTTGTATTACAACTTCGTGTTTAGATTCTAAAGCATTAACAACTGCCTTGCCTACAAATCCGTATCCTGCAATTATTATCTTCATAATTAGAACTCAAATAAGTTATTAAAAACGTTCTTCTCTTCGGTACTGCGAACATCCCAGTTAAGAACACCAATCAAGTTATCCAACTTGTTATCGATAATGGTCTGCTCCATCTCTGCATGATCGAATGGAAGATCCTTGAACCATTGAGGTAAACGCATCTCATCCACCGGATATGCAACTGATGTAAAGCCCATTGGATTCTGTTTTAGTTTACAGACGATAACCTTGGCACCGTCTGTGATATTCATGCTGTACTTGTCATTGAACATGCGTTTGAGCGTGTTCCAGTTAATACTAGCACGAACGTGGCCGGGCATATTGGCTTTACCGGCCTTGGCTTCTTTGGCCTGGTACTCTGTAATCTTATTAGCACGTTTAGGCGATCCCTTCTCCCATCCCGGACGGGTTTTGAATCGTAGACGGAATTCGCTAATATGCTCTAACACATCCTTTTCTGTAGCGCCTGTTAGTACCTTTTCTAAAACATCGCTCAAGAAGTTCTGGATAAATTCTGGAGTATCGCTACGTTTGAGATCAAGACCCATTGCTTTGATCTTGCCAGGCTTGCCATCTACGTCGGTACGCTTGCCTTCCTTATCGTAATAAAGAACAGCATAACGCTTCTTAGTAATAAACAAACTCTTGCTACCAACGATCTCGCGACCAGCTTTAATAACTTCACCACGTGTCTTAGGTACATGAAATGCATCTAACATAAATTGCGGGAATGTAGTATTAACCTCGTCACCTATCTGATCATAGAGAGCAATGATATTTTCCCTAGTCCACGGAATTTTACCAGCATCGATGTCTTTCTGTAGTGTTTTATAGGCACTAAAGTAACAGGAGTCTGTATCACCGTAGATGATAGCCTTACCTCTGTGATCATAATCGCCTGTGACAATCTCATTCACCCTAGAAGCCATATGACGAACAATCAATCGACCTGTAAGTGTTGTGCTCTGTCCAATACGCTTGTCAAAGAAACGACAGCCTGCGTTAAGGATAGCTCCATACAAACTGTTCAAGTTAATCTTTTTGACCAACTGTCGTTTATCCCAGTATTCTTCTTCTATCTTGTTACCGGCTTTAATACTGTCCTTTAGTTTGGCCTGCATTTCTTTACGTTCAGCATACCAACGCTTGAGCAATCCAGGAATAACTCCTTCCTTCTCGTAAGTAAAGATAGTACCATTAGCACTTAGCATCCAAGGCTGATGACTATCGAAGATCAGCTTGTATACTTCTGCGGCACTGAGCACATCATTGTCGCCATTCTCCCAATCGATAGAGATTTCAGTGCCAATTTCTTGATTCATCACGGCTGTGTATTCTAGCGAACCGAATACACCTTCCCAAGATGCCGCAAAACTAGAACCTTTTGCCATCTTATTTTCGATGAATTCATCGGTCATTGTTTGGCGCAACTGTCCAATAATAGTTTCTGGGCCCATGTTAAGCGCACGAATGGCTGACGGATATAGACTGTTGATATCTAGAGATCCTACCCAGTCATGTATACCTTCTTTTGGCACAGCAACATAGGCTCCTGCCGCCGCACTGCTTTCTCTATCGTCCATCTTAGTACGATTAGGAACTTGCATATTGCGTCTATGCGCTTCGTTAATAATAGCCTGTTCAGTAACAGCCACAGCACCCATTGTAGTCTGTAGTAGCACAGTATTTTCATGTGCTAGTGTATTAGCAAGATCTAGGAATTTAAGTTTTTTGTCAAGACGATCTAAAAGCGCACAGTCTTGCCTGTTATATTCGATAAAAGTCTTGAAATCATTGTTATATAATTGATCTAGCGTACCTTCGTATTGCGTCTTGCGTTCGCCTAGCTCATATTCTGCGATAGCATCCAGTCGATAGCTATGACGTTCTTCGTATGTATACTTGCGATACAGTTCGAGATAGTCTAAGTGTACACGCCCTACAAAATCATATGTAGTACTGACACGACCAAACTTTTCATACTCTCGTTTTTTTGGAAACTGATCAAACAGACAGAATCTACGTGTGTCATCTTTGCTTAATACTTTGGTAATACGATTAACAGTATAAGGAATATCGAAACCTTCACTGTTCCAACCACTTAATATATCTGCGTCTTGCACTAATTCTAAGAATGTAGCCAGCAAGTCGGCTTCGTTTTCAAATAGCATGGTGTTGGGAAATTCCTCTACCATCTTCTTAGCATCTTCCATCTTGAGTTTCTTGGGAGGAATAGCTAGACAGACCATAGTTTCTAGCCATTGCAAGTAGACAGCGATAGCAGTAATTGGCATAAATGCATCATCTGGTGATGCATAGCCACGTTCCGGATCGAAGTCTACTTCAATATCGAAAAATGCTGTGTTTAGTTTTGGAGCGTCTTGATTAAGATAGTTTTCGCTTAGACATACAAAGATTGGATTGATGTCGCTTTCGAATAACTGCTTGTTGCTGTGTATCTTTAGCTCTTTGTGTAGATCCTTGGTGCTCTTGCAAACTACTTTGCTAAGTGCATCTCCGTAAATACTCTGATATTTTCCGCGGGGATCTTTATAATAGAATGTGTGGCGTACAGGAATATCTCTAAATTCTCTGGCGCCTTTCTTATTTCGTTCTACGACCTTGATAATGTCGTTGGCACGGTCAAACCATGCATCTACATAACTCATATCTTCTCCATATGCGATTTATGGCTCGCAAATACCTAACATGCGGATTATGGCCCGCTTGCCTTTCCAAAATACTTAGATTAAATCTTCTTGGTGATATCCAAGATTGCTTCAATCTCTGCCCAATCTTCATTATGAGCTTGCCAATCGCCCTTGTGTGCGATACGGATTGCCTTGTTAATGACTGCTGGCTTGATATTTAATTCTTCTGCAACTGCCTTGACAGTTTCTTTGAGACCGGTTTGAAGATCCTCTACTTCGCGTAGTACTGTTGAACCTTCATTAATTAGTCTTTCGAGCTTGGCCTTTTCTTCTGCACCGTAATTACGTCCTGACATGGTAATGATATCTCCTATTATTAGCCTATTATAATACTATTGTTTGTTAAAGTCAACGACTTTGGTAAGATTATTGTCCGGATAGGAATCGCTGACTTAGACTGGCCGCGCTTGGCGGTTGATTTTCTGGACTTTGCATAACGATACCGTTTGCCTTAGCGGGACTTGAATTGGCGCTTGATACTTGATTTCCTGTTCCGCCGATAAATTTATTCAAATCTGACATAGTACTTTCTGGCAACGGGTCATCCGGCCAAGTTGAATTGTACGCTGTAACCAGTTGTTTCAATTTTTCTTTTTCTGCTTTAGTAGCATCGGCATTAGCACCATTAGCATTAGCACCGTTAGCACCATTAGCACCATTAGCATTAGCACCATTAGCATTAGCACCATTAGCATTAGCACCGTTAGCACCATTAGCACCATTAGCACCGTTAGCACCATTAGCATTAGCACCATTAGCACCGTTAGCACCATTAGCACCGTTAGCACCATTGGCATCTTGGTTTCCAGCGCCGCTACTGTCTGGGCGACCCTGCAATCCATTTGCTATGATGTTACCGTCTTTATCATACAAGTAGTATCCGGTTCCTAGTATGGCCGCAAATGTAAGGAATGCATTGTTAGTAACTAGTTTAGCTAATCTTGTATTTTTAAGAGCATCTACTACTCGAGAAGCTCTGCTCGCAGTGGCTGCGGCAGGCGCTGCCGCAGTATTTGCCGCGGCACTGTTAGATGCGGCACTGCTCGAAGCCGAACCGCTCGAAGATGCAGAACTATTAGAACTATTCGTAGCCCCACTAGATCCGGATCTTTGTGATGCCGCATGATTTTCTACAGATTGCTGATTTATTCGTTTCTCAGAACCAGGAATGGATTTGTTAGTGGCCGGATCGACCTGTTGCCATTCACCTTTTGCATTTTTTCTATAAACAGTAGCCTTACCACTTAGATCAGTGAATGTAGTAACTTCACCTCGAGCTGCCAAGGCAGCGGCTTCGGCAGCTTCTGCTTCTGCACCAGCATGGACCATTTGATCGGCAGTTAATTTTCTTCCGCCTGGTCCTGTTTCTAGGTATTTTCCGGAATTAGCATCCCATGTCCATTTACCTGCAAACTTACCAGTTTTAAGTTCTACAGCAGTTCCAATCTCTGCCACCAATGCTCGTTCGGTTCCGATAATAGGAAGTCTATCTAATATAGCTCCCCATAATCTTTTAGCCGCACCTTCATCTAGTTGATCGATACCTTCTAAACGCTTTTTTAGATAAATCATGCGTTCGGTTTCGGTCATGCTACTAAAGACTAGAGATTCATTAGCAGGGTTAACAGCGGCCGCTGCCGCATTGATGTCTGTTATTCCTAGTAGTTGTGCAACAGCTTCAGCATCGGATTTAAGTCCCTTTGAAGTCTTGTACAATTTGATAGAACCGATGGTATATTTTCCTAACTTGCCATCTACACCATCTTTGTTAGGACCGAACTTGCCTAATGCTTTTGCGATGTCTCCGCCAGCGGCTTTTAACTTCTGTTGTATCTGTTGAGTTTCTGCCTTAAATGGCAGATGCTCGTGTATTTCTGGAGACTCTTGTGCTTGATTAGCGGCACCACTGTTATTAGAATTGCTACTAGAACTGCTACTAGAATTGCTACTAGAATTGCTACTAGAATTGCTATTAGCACTAGGTGGTGCGGCATTATTGTCTACTGCGCCTTTAGGATAAACTAAATCTGCGATCTTAGTAGCGATAAAATCTACAGAAGGCGCATCGAAGAACTGCGCGGCAATGGCAGCGCCGAATCCACCGATTGGACCTGCAAGCATTTCGCCGATAATGAATGCCACAGCAGTAATACCGATGTCTGCTACGGGTCTAGCTAATATTTGTACAACTTCGTTCTTGTATCTTTCTTTAGGCCACTCTTTAGGAATAGCTTTGATAGACTGCCATGCCTTGTACACTTCCATAGCCGCATAAACAGGCAGAGCGGCTTTCTTAGCGATAGCCCACAAGGTACTCATCATACCTTCATCTAATTGTTCGACGTCCTCATTTACAGGTGTCTTACTTTTAATAGCTTCTAAAGTTTTTTCTATTTCATCTAGTATTCGATCTCTTACCTCTAGATAGCGATCCCAGAATTCCAAAGCATCTTTGACGTCTTCGTCTTCGCCTTGATAATTTTTCAATCGAGAAATGATGCCTTTAAGATCTTTATGTTGTTCTTGAGTGATAGACTCGATCAACATTTTATATTGATAACCAAAAGATTCTGTTAGACTCTTGGCTAATCCTAGTGATTTACCTTCATTATTTAAAGATACTGG